GATAGATTTATTAAACAGTCTTAAGAGTGAGTTGTTAAATAATAATAAAACGGAGGAATAAGAATTATGAGTTATAATGGAAAGATAACAATACGTGAGAATGAGCCTATTAATATGAATGATGTTCTTAATATTATAGCAGAAACGTTAGGTCTCATTTCTAATAATGGAAAAGTTGCATATAGCGATTTAGAAATTCTATTTAATAAATCTGAATGGGATTTCAAAGAGTTTAAAGAGTATTTATGTGATAAAATTAACTCTCTAAGACCAGAAGCATTAGTGTATTTTACAAATACTATAGATCTTATGGAGAGTATTTATAATATAAATAAAACAGATATGATTCTTGATGATAATATAAACCCTAGAAAGTTTATTAATTCTCAAATTGAAGTATATAATAAAGTCTTCAAATTAGATGGTGAGTATACTGAAGATATGCTATTTAATATTCTTGAAGATGCTATATGTGAATTAACACCACATGGTGTTATTAATTGTACCATGGAGACTAAAGATCATAATGCTGAGAAGATAGATGAAGATATCTCAATGGCTACCATGGTGTGTAAATTAAAAGATCGTAATACTGAGAGATGTATAGAGCTCATAAATAAGAATCCTGAGCTTATAAATACATTTATCATGAGTCTAATATATTCTGATACATCTCTTAGTGATGATGATACATGTATGACAAGAGCAAGTATGCTTAACACTCTTGTTGGTATATGTGAAGATACTAAGATTGATATTGATGAGTATTCCATAGATCTTACAAAATTCATTGTTAAAGATTCTGAAGTTATTACTAAAGCAGATATATATGCAGCAATATATCTTCTAATGAAGGATTATGAATTTCGTAAGAATGGTAGATAATTAGATTGGAGGTTTGTATGTATAATTTAATTAGAGGATTGTTTATCGTAGATAAGAGAAAGAGATATTCAATCCAGAGAGTGATACAGATGTTTTGTATGTATCACCATGTGAAATTAGATGATAAGTATCTTAATCGTATAAATGATGAAGAATTCTTTAAGTTTAAAAAGAATGAGTATACTTATCTAGAGTTCTTAGATACTACGTGTAATCAGTTAGATAAGGGTGATAGAGAATTATTTCAAGATGAGATAGTTCATATAATTTCTTTATCTAAGGATAGATTTGCTGATAGGGATAGAAATATCCCTATCAAAGCAAGTATACTAGATCCAGTTATTAAGACACTTAAGACAGTAATAATATTAGAACAGTCTTCTTATACAGAAGATGAGTTATTTGAGTTATTTGAAGATACATTAATTGCTAATATGGTAGGATGTGAATTCTATCGTTCTAGATATGAGGGTAAAGAGTTACCTGTAGATTTAGATTACGATGCAGCTATATCTATACCTACATTGGCTTACACGTTATATAAGATTAATCCTAACAGATATTCATATCTCATTGTACATAATTTAGAGCTAAGAGATACATTCATTGATTCTATTGCATTGAATTATGATGATGATGCATATAAGACTCTTGGTATTATGATTTATGATGAACTCAAAGAAGAGTTGTTAGGGACAATTGGAGCATTGGGTATTGATATTACTATAGATATTAGTGGATTTATCCATGCTGGAGATGAGTTACCAATATATACATCAGCAGACTTCCATGCTATTCTTGCTACGTATATTAAGTATTGCAGTAATATGCAGCATAAGAATGCTATACTCACATCTCCAGTATAATAATACCCATACAGAAAGGAATAAGATTATGAGTAATAAAACAAAAATAAATATTACAGTAGATGGACCAATTACAACAGATGAGTTAGTTAAATCATTACAGGATAAATTCTCTACAGCCATAGATTCTATGGTTAGTGGATGTAATATAGAATTTGAAATTGAATGTGATGATAGTTTAATTATTAATACTTCTAAATATGACGTATATACTTTAAAGGATATTATTTATAGTATTTCTAAAGTATTATCATATCAAGATAAAAGAGCAATAAGATCAACAGCAAAAAATGCTGAAGATAAAGATATGATTATTAGATTGGAAAATCCATCTTATAGATTAGATGAGATTCTTGATATCTTAAGTGATAAATTATCCATAGATAGAAAGTATCTCACACCATCTGATGGTAAGGGTATAGTAATTGTCAAGTGTAATCCAGATGCAGTAGATGTAGAGGTAAATGCTAATCTTATATTATCTGCATTAGGTGATATTAATCGTAATTATGCAGATTGCATATTTGAGTATTATGATATAGATCATTCTCCAGATGTATTTGGAGATAATGAGAATTTCATTGTACAGACCAAGATATATTATACAATACAAGAGCTGGTGGATTGTCTTATAAGTGCTACAGACATTAAGAATCCTGAGATTGCCGCAGCAAATCTTGCTATTAATATATCATCTGATATTATTAAATATAATAAGAATATCATATCTGATCAGATTGAGAATATAAATATCAATGTTCTTAATACTGGAGCATATTTTATTCCTAGCGTAGATCGTGTGATTAAAGATATATTACGTGGTAAGTACCGTAAGGGTAAATGTGTAGAATTATGTGAAGACCATATGCGCAATGATGGTAAAGATTATTATACAATATCACTTAAGGCTGGGGTTATATCATTCTCTGGATTAATAGATGCATTAAGAGATGAATATCCAAAAGAAATGAGCATGTATAAATGGCATCTATATTAATTGATGTACGTAGATAATATGATATATACATATGGGAGGGGTTAATTTCCCCTCCCTAAATTTTTTGTGTAAATTTAATTATAATTGAATATTATAGATATAGATAAAATAAAACAAACAACAAAAAGGAGAAAAAGATCATGAAGAATTTTAATTTTGACAATGTAAAAGATGCAGCAATTAATGTTAGATGTGAAAAGGCAAATGTACTCAATGTAGTACATGCATTGGATAGCATCTATATTGGTGGAAGTGGAATCATTGATAATGACTACAATCTTGGCGTACCTGATGATGTACCAATGATTGACGTATCTAATATTAAGACTTGTAATGATACTGTCATTGCATTATCTGATGCTTTGGATATGGATAGAAAGCTTTTTGAGTGTAGTAGAATAATACTCATCGATGTTGGTGGTACCGATGAATGTAGATATCTCAATGAGGATCAGATTCTATGGGCTATTTATAGTATTGAAGAGCTTAAGACTATAAATCCTACATTCTGGATCAATATTGAAAATTTGTCAGCACCTGGTATTACAGGTAATGATAAGCATTTCAATTTTAGTAATAGATATCAGACATTAGAGAGTCTTAAAAGCTCTATAGGATTTGATAATGTAGATTTTGCTCTTGAGTATTGCTACTACATGAATTGCTTATTCAATGCACAAGCAATAAAAAGGCAAGATGTTTTTGTAAATGCTCTTGCGGGTACTAAAGTACTAATTAAGGCTGGAGGATATGATATAAATTCATTAGATAAATATCTTGCCAATAAGATGTTTATGAAGAAAACATCGATTAGGGTTATAACACCTGTTGATGTGTTTGATTATATATCTATTCATAAACCAGAAAGGGTTATTAATATTGAAGAGGGGGAATATTCTTTCTTGGAGATATTGAAATTAACAAGTAGAGATAAATGGAGTAGTATAGATTTCTATTTACAGAGATTCTATAATACTGATATAAGATCTCTAATACATGATCTTGAATACATGAAAAAGAAACGCCAGTAATGGCGTTTCTACCCGCAAGGGTATTATTATTTTTTCTAAAGTTATAGATGATTATATATTATAATAATGATATAAAAATAAACCTATTTAGGAGGAAAGTAATTATGAAGCAAGAAGAGTTTATGGAGAAGTTAATTGATGCATGTAGTAGTAGGAATATCCCTATAAAGATTGGGGTGGGTATGAATAATGAACCTATTAGCGTATCAACCCCAGAACCAATAGACGATATCATTGATAAGATACAATCTGAAGATAAGTCTAAAGATTTTATTGTTACTAGAAATGATGATGAATTCATGGCTAATTTAGATTACCCAGGATTGACAGATGAAGAAGTAGAGTTTGAACATACTCTACCAGAACCATTAAGACATGATATTCTTATAATGAGAAGATTTAATGAGTCTGTAGCAGAGAAGATATCTAATATTGCTAAAGATGCAGTATATAATGCTACTAATGAACTTCTTAGTTATCTTACAGAGGCTACTGCTCATATAGCAGTATCTACTAAAGAGACTGCTAAGATGGAGATGTGTAGAATAATAGATAAAGAAGAGGATTAATATTATGGAGGGTTTTAATGAGGGAGATGTCGTATCTATAATAGATAAAGTAGATGTCTCTAGAAGAATTATTGGAGTTGTAAAATGCATAGAGTATGATGCTGATGCTAATCAGTACTTTATGTATATTAGAGCTAATGAGGAAAGTCTTAATGATAAGACTGATCCTAGATTTCCATGGACGTTCTATACGATGTCTTTTGATGGAGATCCATATATTGAGAAGTATGAATTGCTATAACCCATATAGGGATGGGTAACACCATCCCTTATTTTTTATTTTAGGAGATGAATATATGACAAGAGAAGAAAGAGATGAGAAGTTATTTAAATTATCAGAAGAACTAGATCAGCTAGTTACTCGTAATGTATCAGATGATAATATATTAGAGAAGCTAGATAGATTAGATGGTAAGGTAAATATGGTAATGAGTAAGCTTAATGATATTGAAAAAGTATTAGAAAAAATTAATATATAGGGAGATTAAAGATTATGGATGATAATAAAAAGGTTCTTTCAGATATTTATAATATTATTATAAAATTAGATCCAAAAGATACTAAACTTGGAGAAGCTATTAAGATAATTGTAGATGCTCAGTTTAATCCTCCTTATAAAAAAGAAGAGGATTATACTGAACCTATGATGCTAGATAAAGATTCTAATGTAAGATATAATACTCTTAGAACTGGAGTTAGACATAATGATGGTGTTCCTAGAGGTATTATAATGGAAGGGATAGGGTATGTAGAATATTTTGAAGTTATAAATGCTATTACTCGTGCTACTACAAATGCTACATCGTACAAATTAAAGCGTTCTATACTCCCATTATCAAAAAGTGTTATAATTTCTAAGGGTAGATATACAGCACAAGAATTATTAAATATTCTACGTAAAGAATTTAATGATCCTGAATTATCTATGGGGGATTTAAAAGATCTTAAGATTGTACGTTATGGATCTGATACTCATGCTGTAATGGATATCTATAATGCTCTATCTAAAATATATGAAGATAATAATAATGAACCTAAGATATATTACATTGAGGATTATCAACTCCCAGCAAATATAAGTACTATAATGGATTGGTGTATAGATATATCATCAATTCCACATTATACTACACTTAGAGTATTCTCTAAAATGATTGGTGATCTCTGTAGAGGTGGTATTGTTACAGCAGATGAAGAAGAAGATGTATTATGTGATGAAGATTTAAAAAGATATACAGATATACCCATAGAAGAAGATAATGATTTATTATATAATCTTAAATTAAATTTAAGAAATATTGAAGAATTATTATCTAATATGCAATCTTTATTGCAAATATTATATAAAGATCTTAGAAGAAAAGATGAGAAGTAGATATATAATTAGAGGTAGGGTAATTCCCTACCTCTATTATTTTTTGCGAGACATTGCTATAAAGCAATAAACCAATAGGGAGGTGTATAATAATGCCTGGAATAGAAGATTATAAACCAGTAGTAAATAATAATGGTATGAGAGAAATAAATCCATATGAGATATTCCCAGAGAAGACTCATAGACAATTAAGATCTCAGATAGTATTACCATCTCAGTATTCTTCATATGCTATATGTGTAGAGTTTGCTAAGAGATGGTTCTTAGAGAAATTCCCTGAGCATTTCTTTAACTCTGTATTTGTTGAGGGTTCTCATTCATTTGATGAGTTTAGAAAGTTCTCAGATATTAATGCTCAATTAAGAAGATCTAATCCATTATGTGCTATAGTACCAGAGATAGATATGACTCATAATAGACAATGGATAGATACTACTCCTGAGTTTAATCTTATGCTACGTAGAGCTAAATTTGAGGGAGCATTCTTACATGATGTGAGAGATAATAGAGGGTTACATCTACAGATACATTTTAAGACTGTATTAATGACATTTACTTTTAAGATTAGAGTAGATACTAAGGCTGAGCAGTTAGATATGATGGAATATATAAAGATGTATCATCGTGCAGGTATGTCTGGTAATCAGGATATAGATTTAGATGTACATGTACCAAGACAGATCATATCTCAGATAGCATTTGATAATAATATCAAAATGTATGATAATGGTGTTCCTGTAGATTCTATAGAGATGCTTAAGTATTTAAACTCTCATTCAGTAATACCATTCTTATATAAGCTTAGATGTGCTACGGGTAATAATGAATACTTTATCAAGGTTCCAAATTGTTCTGTTCATTGGAAGACTGAACTTCCTACAGCGGATGGTGGAGAGAGACAAGATACTATAACTACTAATTATGAGATAGATATGACTGGAGAGTTTGAGATGACTGCTCCATATTGTTATACATATTATTCTGAGAAAGATCAGAATTATCTTGGTAATCACCCATTAACCACCAAAGATAATAAGAATAGTTATATCTGTGTAATGAAGTCTGCTCTTACAATAGTACCTCCAGAGAATGAGAAACATTGGAAGTTATTAACAGATGAACCAATTCATTATGAGATAGATGAATCTGATCTTAATACTGAAGTAGATATAGACTTCTCTGAACAGTTTGCTGATACTGATCTATTAAGATTAATTAAGCATTCTCTTGATATTAAATTATCTCCATATCTATTTATGGAGTTTAAAGTATTTAATGATACAGAAGAGGTTGGTTATAGTATGGATTGGGATAAGATGATTATGCATATAAACTCTAAAGCTAATAACCAAGTATTTATTATTGGAATCTATTGTGATAATGAATATATTAATGATACTATAATACAAATTGATGATATGAAAAATAACTCCAGTAGGGTATAACCCTACTGGAATATTTATTTAGATTTTAATATTACCCTCTATGATATTCTCTGGTCCTATGTAATTAATACTATCCATTCCAATAAGTCTATTGAATGTAAGTATGTTATGCATGCATATACCACTACCCTGAATGGTACAATGATTGAGAATATTAGTAGTAAATAGATTACCATCAGCAATATCAAATATGATATTACAATCTACAAATTCACAATCTTTAATGGTATTATTATTTTTTAGAATAATGGTACACTTCTCAAAATAGAGATCTTTGATAGTAACCTTTTCTAATTTAAAATTGGTATCATAGAAGATACTATTATTCTTATTACCTGCAAGAATAAGATCATTACTTAGTGGAGATCTACTCCTAACAAGATCTATATCATTTAATCTATAAATACCATTTCTAAAGAAGATATTACCACCATGGAAGTCTTCTATCTTTAATTTAATATACCCACAATTCTCATTAGATTTCTCTACATAGAGATCTACACTGGTCAATGGATAATTATTATCTTCAGCACCAATTATAAGATCATGAGTATTCTTATTAACCATATCCTCTGGAGAGTATCCTCCTACAGTATCTGCATTACCTCCATTTGCTGGCATAGATGTAGGTTTATTCATAATGAAATTAACCTCACCCTCTTTAGCATCCCAATCCATGAATCCTACTTCAGCAAGAGATCTTAATATATTAAGAGCATCTCTATCTCTATTAGTAATATGAGTACCATTATTACTATGAGCTTCAAGATCATCTCTACTAATCTTATCTTTAAGAATATCATCTAATAATTTAGTACTTTCAGTATTAGATAATATTGCTACAAGATCTTTAAGTTTTCTAATACCACCAGAGTCATTAATTATTTTATTTATGGTATCATCAAAATCTTTCTTGACTCTATCTGTAGCGTTAGCGATCAACTGGGAAACCTCAATACTCGTAGGACGATTTTTGAGCTCTGCCAGTGTATCTGTACTGATGGTATCGTTATTTTCGCTGTAAGAGCTAATTTCCATTTCTGGATATGGAAATCCATCTATAGAATAAGAACCATCTATAACTATCTCTGGAGATCTTTCTAATACATCATGTGCTTTAGGGTTATTAACATGATTTACTATTATACCAGAAATCTGTTTAGCAACTCCATCTACATAATCCTTTGTAGCAATAAGATTCTTAGGATCATTTCTATCTTCTCCGATATTATATACCTTACCCATTTCTATATAACCTCCTATATATGTATTTTAATCTAATGTGCCAGAATGACAAAAATATAGCGGTATGGATTTCTCCATACCGCAATGATTATTATTCAATTATTCTTTAATAGCTCCAGTAACATGGTCTGCTGCTGCATCTCTATAATCACAATACATAAGAACTGGTGCTACTTGCTCTGAGAATTCTTTTAATAATGTTTTCTCTTGATTTGCAACATCTCTGATGTATTCTCTAGCTATCTCTGCACATACTAATCCTAAGACATTGTTCTTATCATCATATATAGATGCAATGATAGAATACTTAATACTATGACTAGAAACAAATAATCTCTGTCTCATATCTTCTACATCATCATCTGAGATAACTATGTACGTTCCGACATCTATAATCTCAGATACGGTATCATCTAATAGATTTAGATTTATAGCAGAGTGTTCTATCATCTTATCTCTAATACCAGAACCTCTAGCTATACATTCTCCAACACAAGACATCTTAAAGAATTTAACACCATGAGTAGACTTAGTACCATTATGGAATAAGTATATTGCTAATCTATTAGCTTTAAGTTTATCCATATACTTAACAGCATTATCTTTAATAGACGTTCTAATCTTCTCAAAGATATTATATAGATCTGGTTCTGGTTTATTTATTGCAGTACTTACTACATTAGCCATATTATTTTTTAATATTTCTTTAATTGAATTAATCACTTCATTATTATACTTAGTAACATACTCCGTTATTTCTTCTTTCTGTGCTTTAAGAACAATATTCATATGGTGTCTAGTTCTAAGGCTCACCACATAAACAAATATTCCTGTGATTAGCACTATTATTATTGCTACCGCAAATAAGAGTACTGTAATATCTATCATAATTGGAACTTGATTTTTCATTAGATCATTCCTCCTTCATTGTGATTATAATTCATTAATCTATCTATAGTACCTAACGGAGCTCTAAAGAATAAAGAGCAATTCATATGTACTCCAGTTTCCGTATATATCTTTGTAAATGGATATATAGTGCTAATCTTAGCATTCATAGGCCTAGTATCTTGTATGTAATCTTCTGCTAACGGGTATAATACTTTAAGTGGATTAGATTTATACATACCACTATTAAGCATCTTAAGAAACGATGATACATCTGGACAAATGCTGTTAGCGATCTTAATATAGAAACCATTACCTCTCCATTTATCTTCAGATAAACAAATAGCATTATCTTCAAACTCTGGTCTTCTTAGAGTCTCATAACTAACCGTACGGAAATGAGAAGATACAACCTGAATACTATTAAGCTTCTCCATTCTCCAATTATCATCAAATAACTCTAAGAACCCAGGTTTAGTTATATATAATGGATTTAATGCTAAATCATTCTTAATAAAATACGTAGAGAAGTGTTTAGTAGAGAACGACTCTATTCTAGACATCTGTTCCATTCCACTAATAATTTCTAGATTAGTTCTATATCTAATAAACGATCTATTAGTTATATTATCCAATAAATAAGAATCACCAAAAGATCCAATAGATTTAATACTCTTATCATCTAATACGTTAGTATTAGAACCATTACTAAATAACTGAATCTTATCGTGAGTAAACATACTACTCACATCTATAGGATCATCTAATTCTGGATATACTAACGATACAGACTTATCTGCAGATAATAATGCCATATCTAGATAGCTATCTATTGTAGGTATTGTAACTCCACCACTAATACCTCCTTTAGCTGGATCTATTACTATATCTATACATCTATAGATTGGTATTGGGAAGTTAGTCTTTTCTGCATAATCATAATATGTACCAAAATTCTTATCGTTAATAATAAATGAATCTCCTGGAGCCATATCATATGGTATATTGAAAGCATATACTCTAGTCTTACGAGTAACTTGCTTCTCTTCTGTAAAGTTTACTATATGAAGACCTCTGGTTAGACCACTAAATGGTCTAGGTCTTTTACGTATACCTCCATAGTGTACTGCAAAGTCATATGCTTGTGATTCATTTAATACACACAAATTCTCAGTCTTGATGGTATTCATATTATGAATTAAACTCATTATTGATTTTTTATCATTCATAATATCTCCTCTCTCTTATTGTAGCTCACCTGCATTAGTATTATCATCTCTTGGTGGATTATTCTCTTCTGGTGTATCAGGAATTATATTCTCTGGAGTAGATATCTCATGTATTTCAATTAAAGATCTATTCCAAATATATATTAATTCACCTTCAGTTCTTAAGCATGTGAAAGTACTCACAAACATCTGGCTATCGGTAGACTTCTTAATATAATTAAAACTTATATCTGTCATACTATTTGGCGGTAATTTAAAATCATTAGCATTCTTAGATAGTACCATTCCCATACAACCAGAATAAGAACCCTTAATCTTTAACTCTCCAATCTTCTTAGGAATTATAACTTTATCTGTTATATTATAATCCCATATACCATCATCTTCAATTGTAGCAAAATCAGTATACTCTTTTGCAGCAACTCCATCCCTTCCAGGTTTACATAAACACATCCAATATAATTCAGATTGAGGTTCACCAGTTGGAGGAACTCCAATACTTGATGTACCATCTACGGTATCATTATTTATATTCAAATAACTACCACCTTCATACTCTACCATATCAAAGTACTTATACTTTGTATTAGGCTTAAATAATCCTTTAGGGTTAGGTTTAAATGGACCCATATTATACTCAGCCATATCAATACACCTCCTTAGCGTTATTACTTAAAATGTCAGCCATATCCAATTTACAAATAAAAACTAGGGATGGGTTTCCCCATCCCCTCAACAGAAAGGAAAAAATGTATATAAACTCTTTTCAAGAGAAAGAGTACTACCAACTAGATACTTCTATGTTGGTTATTTTTCTTCCTTTATGACTTTGATATCATTAGCTAGCATAGCTACCTTATCTACAGCAGTATTATTAGCAGCATTAGCTACAGCTGTTTCTTTAATAGCATCTATAGCTTTCTCTGCTATAGCAGCAGCACTGGTATCTTTATCTTCTGTCTTCATATTCTCATAAGCAGCCTGAGCTATAGCCTTAAGCTGTTCACTTGTCATTACAAGTTTATACTTTCTTGTAACTTCTTCAAGCTTAGAGAGAACTTCATCCATCTTCTCTGTTCCTGGCTTATTCTTAAGAAACTCTCTAGCCCATATAACAAACTTATCTGCATAATTAGCTACAAGAGTAAGTTCATCAAGAGCTTTCTTAGTCTGGTCTACAGCACCTGGGTGAAGTCTTGGTGATATATATCTACCATAGATATATGATAACACCATAATTACTATTATAATTACGTCTGTAATGATTGTAATCTTATCTGGCATAATTTAATCCTCCTTAGATTTCTTTCTTTTCTTAGGTTGTGGTTCCTCTTCTGGTGGAGCCTCTTCTACTGGTGGTTGATCTTCTTCATCATCATTATTATCGAAAGGCATTGGTATATCAATACCAATATTAGAAGATATCTCACTTATAATTGCTGCAGATTTACCCTTAGCCATCTTAGCTAACTCTTTAGCAAACTTAGCATCAGCATTATTATGCTCAGCTCTAGAATCAAAGTATGCTCTAACCATATATGTGAATGCTACACCAAGAATGGTAGTACATAAATGCTTAGATAATTCTTCTGCTGTTGCTGGATGATCTAAGAATGCTAATAAATAAGTAAGCTGTAAGTCTATAAGACATACTAAGATTATGAAGAATACCAAGTTCTTTGTATATGTAGGGAACTTGATTCTATGAAGCCTATCTTTAAAAGACTGTTTCTGAGCAACTCTTCTAGCCTTTCTATCATATTCTTCCTGCTTCTTACTAAGAGCGAGAGCTTCCTTCTCTGCCTCTGTTAGTTCTTTTTTATTTGGCACTTTCTTTACCTCCCTTCTTCAAAAATTTTACATATATGTTTAAGATACCCCCTCTAGGACAATCATATAAAACGTTAAATGGAGGTGTATAATAATGGCTAATGTACAAGATCAATTCTGGCATGGTAGAATACCAATAAGACCATTAGCATTTAAGAATAAGAGTGTAGCATATACAAATGAATTAATCATAGACTATGGTGCTGATGGTAATTATCGTATGTATATGACAGACTCTAATGATCCAGAAGTATTAATAGATCTTACAGAGAAGATTGCTAATATAGTATCAGAGAGAGGTATTAAAGTAGCAGATGCTGAAGTAGAAATAGAAGCAGGTGAGAGTAAACCTCTTAAAGAGATTCTTGCTAAGATATTACATTATATTCTTAAAGCAGATGAGAATACTGGATTTGATTATTCTAGAGACTTCTCTAAAGTAGTAGCTCCATCTACCATAAGCAGTATTATATCAGATGGTGGACAGAGAGCTATATTACCAATCACATTGGCAGATAATGTATTCTTTAAAGATGGTTCTACAATGCAAGAGCATCATAGTAATCTTACTAGGTTTACAGTATCTTCTCAGGATATTACAGTATTATCTAATAATACTCTAACGTATCAGTTTAATTATCCTCATGAGGATTATAATGATTATTTTGAGATTAGAGTAGATGGTAGAACTATAGATAAGACTAAGTATTCTATTAAGAATCTTATGAATGGAACTCACTTCTCTGCTGGAGCTGTTACATTCATAACTAACCCTGGGTTTAGTACAGATCGTAATTCTGTTATTACAGTATTATTCATGTATAATGGGTTAGCATATAAAGATGCTACAAGAAAATATATGGATGGTAAGATAATATCTGTAAACTCTATCCCTACAAGTAGATTAGAGAAGATATCAGATTCTTATACATTAAATGATCCATCTTCTATAGCATCATCTAAAGCATTATATGATATGGGTAGAAATCTTAATGATACTGTAGCATCTAATGCTGATAATACTGCATACTTCTATGACTTTGGAGAAGAGAATGTAATAGAGTTTAGATCTAATCTTATATTCCCATTAGAGAAGCCAGTGTTCTTGTGTAATGTATTATTAGCATCTAATAAAACATTTGATGCTACTGTAACTGTAAGAAATGGTTATAAAGATATGGTTACTGGAATACCTATAGTAGATGCTTCTGGTAAAGATATAACTAGAGGTCTTCCTAGAGGTAAGATAATACAACTCTTATGGGTTAAAGAAGATAATAACTTCAAATTAGTATCTACAGACTTATCTCAGCTTAGAAGTAATAGATTAGTAAGAAAGTGTCTAGAATCAGAAACAGAGATTTCATTCGATACATTAGCTTACCCTGTAGGTGCTAGCTTCTCAATATATAGAAATGGATTAAGATTATTTGAAGATGTAGATTATTCAATAGATTATGCTACACAAAAAATAAACTTATTTAATGCTACTGAAGAGAATGAAGTAGTAGTAATAGAAGTATTGTATTTATAAACAAAATAAACCCCTCTACGGTATTACCGTAGAGGGGTATTGTTTGCATCTTAGAAGTATAATGTATAAACGATATTGATAGACTTCTCTGGATCACTTAATATCTCTGTAGGGATATTAACTACAGAGAATGGTCTAATCTGAGAATACACATCAATATTTGTAGTAATATTATTACCATTATCATCAAGTCTTACTCTCTCTATTGGTCTCTTCCAACCACTAACAAGAGATAACTGATTAATCTTAGCATTCTCTAATCCTTTATGAGCTATAAAGAAATCTCTACAATCTTCTCTAGTCACTTTAAGATGAACTTCAACTATAGTCTGAGCTCTATCTGCAGATGCTGCATTCTCATATACAAGATCTGCTGTAACTCTATCAGAGAACTTTCCATTTGCTGATGTATATATCTGTTCACCTATAGGATTATTAGCTAACTCTTTAAAATAGTAAGCATTTCTTATCTGACCATTAGATAGAGTTATAGCTTTACGTCCTTTATAGATCTTCTCATTTACTTTATCCATAGTGCTTATAGGATACATAAATGGAACCATATCATCAGGTTTAATCCAGCTAGCATATTTAACTTTAAATACATCAGATGTTTCTAATCCTGCTCCACCTTGACCTAGACAGAATCCTATAATCTTTCTCTGAGATTCATCTGGGAGAGAACCAATAACCTGACCACCAGCATCTAATAATGCTTTAGTAGGATATAATGCTGGATTAGCAGCATCATCTAATCTTAATACACTATCATATGTAGGAGTATTATTTAGAAAGCTTCTATCAAGATCAAACATCTTCATTGCTAATAATGCAGATCCAGCAATTACAGTTTTATTATGTAATGGCTCCCATATCTCTTCTCCAGTATCATCATCAAAGAATTCTATCTTTGTATTGATTCTTGATTCTCCACCATATGCTAAATCTAATTCTTCTTTTATTTTAGAACTATCACTAACGTAAAGTAATTTATTCATTTCTATATTCCTCCTCTAAAATATCTGTAGAGTTTATATTAACTCCACTAATAGACTGTGCTGGATATATTGCATTAGAATCTTTATCATCTATGAATAAGAAATTATCCGCAGCTCTAAATCCATCAGTGCCACTTCTTATAATAAAATCTCCAGATGGAGACTCAAGAGCTTTAATACTATCATCATCAAAACTAATATGCATCTCTTCATAATTATCAGTATAAGTAATCTTATTCTGAGATATACTCATAACTCTTACTCTATCTACTGGACGGCAATTATCTGATAATCTAAGATTGAATAATTCCCAATCTGGGAAGAGAGTATCATATCGTTCTCCATCTTCTCTATATTCTGGATTGATCTTAATTACATCTGCTACATGAACATTTGAAGCTATTGATGTTCTTATATGCATATCTTGATCATCTAAGATCTGTACAGTATTCTCAAATGGATCATCCATTTTATATATAGTATTAATACCAAGAAGATGTACTTTCCAAGACTTAAAGAAATTTATTACTTTCATTAAGTATTGCTGAACAAACTTAGATGATACCGCTGGAAGATAAGAATATAGATGCTTAAACTCAACACTATCCATGCTAGCATCTATAGAGTATGTAGCTTCAATTATAGCATCAGCAATCTCTTTCATCATTATCTCTTTATCCATACCCATAAGACCTGTTAACTTCTCATGGAGAATACTATCTCTTGTAGCTAAGAAGTCTGTATATGTCTTAGCATATGTACCATCTTTATTTTTAAATATCTCTTTATTATACTTTGCAGTCATAAGAGATTCATATAATACTTTATATAACTGATGTTTATCGTAATTAGATTCCTCTATCATCTTAGTGGTTAGATATTTATATATAGCCGTATTGGTTCTATATAAATCTTGTAACTTCTGGAATGATGGTATATCTTGAGAAATGAAATTATCTGAATGAGACTTAGTAAATTTAAGATTACTAATACTTATCATCATACCTGGCTCTACAGGATTCTCTTCTGAGTTATATAATACAAACCTAATAGATGGATGCTTAATATCATTTGCTGTAAAGATATGATTCACATGGAATTTAACCCCTGGAAGAGTTCTATAACTCTTATCTAATCTAGTCTTTACAGATCCATCTGCTTCATTATATATCTGAATATTACCATTGAAGTTTACTTCAACATCAAATGACATAAAATACTTACTACCAGATTCTAATTCAGAAGAACCAAGATATGAATCTGCATCTATATAAAATCCACATCCTATAGAGTCTTCAGATTTAGATATAATATTTCCAGTATTATTAGTACCAGTCTTGCTAGATGGTTTCTTGTAAGTCCATTTATGTTCACCCATCATACCTACAACTTCTGCAGTGTAAGTATTATCTCTATAGAACCAATCATTCTCATCCCATGTAGCATTGTTATTAGATGTATCTATAGACGTTCCATCAGGCTTACGATTAAGCATTACAATTAATTCCCTAGTCTCAGCGTACGTATCACGTAGGTTAAATCTAGTGATAAATCTCAAATCGCTATTATATACATACCTCGTCTGGGGTTGTACTGATGGTATGTAATTATCATTGCTAGAGAGCAATATTGAATATTCATTATTAGATTGCAATACAGCAATACCTCTACAATTATAGCTAGCATTATTTAAATACGTAGCCAATTTTGCAGTAACCAATATATAAGTTTTATTAAAGAAGTAATAGCAGTTTGATGGATGTACCAATTCACTCTCAGGAATATAATTACCAGCAGGATCTCTTACATAGCTCTCTGAAGATACAAATACTTCATTAGTAGTATAGAACTCTTTAAGAGATTGATAATACACTCTAGGAGTAGCATCAGGATCAAAATACTCTGTAGGTATATCAGATATAATAAAACAATCTTCTTCTTTGAATTCATACTGACCCCAATTACCGGGTGAATAATGATCTGTTTCTGATAATCTAACAAACTTACCATTCTTACGTTTAACAAACATCTCTGTCTCTGGTATTATAAGCTTATTACCAGAGTCTTTCTTTAATACCCATCTTTTAACTCCACCCTTAGTCATTCTAACCCAGCAGTTATCTTCTCTAAGTTTCCATGTACCATCAGGTTTCTGTTCATAATACTCTAAGAAGTTTAATACTTTACAATTATATTTATCTAAAGTAAAATACTTAGCATCTTTGATAGGTTCATATGCACCATTGTGTTTACGATAGAACATTGTTGATGCTAATACACATTTAAGATTATTATCTCTAATGATATACTCTTCACCATCAAATACTGATTCCATCTTATTATTAATTCTATCATAATAATATGGAACTGTAGATGCTTTATCATACCCATTTACAGATCTATTATATAAATAATATACTGCACGTTTCTTACCATCATATAAGATATGCTGATCATAATCCAGTACATAAATCTTATTAGATTTATTATTTATAACCTCAATATTACCACCATTAAGCTCTATAAACTCATGACGATTCTCTTCTATATCATATATATACTTCTTACGTATATGCTTAAATGAGTAAGCATATTTAATATTCTGATTATACTGCATTGGTAAGAGATTATCATTAAGAATATCTTTCTGATAATATGAGTTATTAAGAGAGAAGAAATGTCTTACTGTAATAACCTCATTAAACTTAGATAATGAATCATCTACAATAAGATCTTTCAAACTAATCTGAAAGTTCTCTATAGCCCATCTATCTAATTCATCTACATTAGCCTCAAGATTGAATGCTTTCATCTTATAATCTTTAAATGCATCTTGGTATTTATATTTATCTTCCACAATACGAGTATTAATATCAAATATATTAGTCTTATCTTCAGGCTTTAATGCTTCACCATCTTTAGGATCAATCTGAGTGAAGTATTTATCATTATTTAATACTGTATTAAAAGAATCATTGAATGAATATCCCTTAACATGAAGAATCTGTGTTGGGGAATACATAATATTATCTTTAAGACCATTATAAAAATAAGTCATTGCAAATAAATAACAAACAACGTCTAGTAGTCTAAACTTATGACCAGCTTTAAGAGTTGGTATTGATACTGTAAGATTATCCTCAGAGTATAGATTATCAAATAGCATATTAAAAAAGTATGTAACCTGAAAAGCCATCTCTGACATATCTTGAACTGTCTCTATAGAGATATATTTAGATCTCACAGCATTAAATTCATAATCAAGAATCTGTCTCTTAAGATAATCATGCTGTAAACCACCATCCCAAGTATCACCCTCATCTTGAGATACTACGTCTTCATAATCACTAATGTAATTATTATCATTCTTATACTCAGTAATACCATCAGTAATTGGAACTTTAATGAATTTAAGATCAGATGGTTCTGTTGCAGCTTTAATCTGTTTAAAATATTCCATATCTTTAATCCTAACAAAGTTCTCTGGATCTTTAGGATCTTTAATATAGAAATCTATCTTATCATCCATCTTAGTCTGTTCTGTAATATTACCAGTATCTTCATTTAATACTTTAATCTTCTTAAAATATCTATCCTCATATGCTGGAACTTCTGTAAGTTTAGTATATTTAAGACCATTATAATCTGTAAGATTACCATTATCTGTACGAAGATATAAGTCTTCAGGATTATAAGATAATGCAGCAGTATCTTTAAAGATATAATTACCCTTAGAGTCTGTATTCTTAGACTTAAAGAGATAATAATTAAATACTCTAACGTCTTTAAACCCAAATAGACTACAAATATCAACCATGTTTCTTGTACTAGATTTATATTTGATAAGAATATTAAGATTCTTAAGCATTGCTCTCTGGTATTTAATTGGAATATCTTCAAAATATGGTATACCATATGATTCAAATATTGCTCTAATACATCTAGCATCAAATAGTTCTCTATTTATCATCAACTCTGGTATTCCAGTGAGCATATCCATCATAGTATTTATGATAATAAAGATTATCATAAACTTATCGAAGTATTCTGACTGATATTTATAGTTGTCAGCATAGAATGACTTCATGATGTACTCTCTATTTATATTATAAGCATCAATGAACTTCTTTCTAGCATCAGCATCATCCACTGTAGGAACACTCATTAACTGAAACTGAGAAGCCTTTCTACATGTATAAGCATCAAGCTTAGCATCTCCTAAGAATTTGAAGTATTCATATCTAAGACTAATATCTTTAGGATTTCTTCTCTTACATTCATCTTTATACATCTCTAATATTCCAGCTTCCTCAAGAACGCTTATATCGTAAGCATCTAAAGAGTCTATTGGTTGAGTCCATTTTGCTGGATCTCCAAGAGCATCTTCTGGAATCATAGATATATACTTCTGACCAAATATAATATACTCATCACTCTTAGAACAATACGTTCTTTCTAGAGTATCTAAATACTCTTTCTTAGTATCTGGATTCATTGGAGCTAATCCAATAAGAGATCTATAATAGTTATTATACTCAGTATACCTCTTAGGATATAACTCTTTCATATCTTTAGCAATACCATTACGTATCTCTTCAGCCTTGTTAAATTCAATACCAGCAAGATATCTATTTAATGCTCTCTTATCTTCAGAATATGTATCTATATTAGTAAACTCACCAATATGAGATTTAAGAATACTCTTTATAGTCTCTTCTGGAAGTATCTTAAATAATTCTTCATATTCTATTGTAGCAAATTCACATTGTTCATATATGGAATCATTAATATAGATATTATAATTATAGAGATATCTCTTAATTAACTCTTTAGAGATATTATGAAATACCCCTCTAGGGTTATCTAGATGATTTACATAATCATTCAGTAATTCAATATCAGTATCTAATTGGAATTGATTAACAATATCCTCTGAGAGTACTGTAGATAATGCATTATGTAATTCTTGTACTGGGAATAAGTAATATAATTCAAAATACTTTGCAGTACCATTCTTACACTTATCATATGTATCTTCTAACCCTTGGAATTGTAACCAATATCTCTTATCTGGATTTAGATAGTCTCTAGATTTTAATGTATCATAATGAGATACAAATACAGAACACATTGCTGAAGATATGCTATTCAATTCAGTATCTAATGTAGCATCTCCAATTCTAGTATCCATATACTCTCTCAATTTATTAATATCTTCAGCCATACCATTTATAGCAGAGATATTATATGAGCTAAGATACTGTTTAAGTATCATTAGTTTAGTCTCTGTTGGTAATACATCATATAAGTCCACATATGTAGCAGTCCTATTAAGAGCTGCGTTATAAAGATTAAGATTATCTTCTAGCCATGTAGGGCTAAGCTTAGATAAATGATCATGCATAAGATTATAGTGATCAATATATGTAGTTCTGCATAAACTAGAAAGATTATCTTTAAGATCTTCTCTTTCTACTTCACCGAGGGTGCTTAGATAGAAATCAAATGAATCTTTAGATTCAATAAACATATCTAAATTACTCTTCTTAGGAATATACTTCTCTAATACATCTCTAAATATATTATCAAAGACTTCATATGATGATCTTCCCTCAGCACTTAATATCAAAGCACTACCAGCATTTAATGAATCTTTAAACTCATTCTTAATTGCTTCATCTTCATCTTTAACAACACAATTCATTGCTAATATTTTAGCATAATATAATACATTATCCACAAATGGATTATCTGTATATATCTTATCTGGAGTAATCATACATGGGCCTCCTTTCTTATATAGATTTATTTGAATGTGCCGAGAATCAGATTTTAGTAACATGAATTTATAAGGCATTATAAGGGATGATATAAAGCCTAAAACATTAGTATAAAGAAATATAATTTCAGGAGGTGATAATTTATGGATATTAATAATAATCCGTATATAGAGAGTCCTGATCAACCTAACGTTATTTATTTTGCACAGACTAGAGATAGTCTTATGGATGCAGATACATATATAAGATTCGTACACAATTGTGAAAATAACTTCAGGAGATCAGAATTCTACAAAGGTTACAAAGCATTTGTTATGAATCATGGTTTAAGAATGGATCAGAATATGCCAGGTATTACATCTGATATGGCTAGTATTGAATTACATCATCATCTACCAACTCTTAAGCAAGCTACAATAATGATTACAGAACATCTGCTAAATACTAATGGTTGTTGTACTACATTCGAGGTAGTTCAATTACTAGAAGAAGCTCATAGAAATCATTGGATAGGTATAGTAATGCTATCTACTACAAACCATCAGGTTCATGAATCCAATCCAGCAGATTTTATATCTGTTAATCAGTGCTTTGGTTATCCAGCAGAGTTTATTACTAGATATATGGATGGTATGACTTTAGATATATCATTCAAGATATTACTACAATTAAAACAAGAAATACAGAATAATTATAACTCTTATACCCCAATGCTTGTTAAAGCAAGAGATGAGATTCTATCATGGCAATATTATAATGGAATCTATACCCAGCAGAATATGTTTATAGCATAGTGCATTACTCCCTCAATCGACATATATATTCCAGTAGGGTAACTCCCTACTGGGAATTTATTTGCTCTGAGACTATATATTAAAATTTATATACTGGAGGTATCTTAATTATGGAATTACAAGACGTCTTAAATCTATTAACAAGCATTTCTCTAATACTTATAGTGCTTAGTCTATTTATGGTTAGTTCTAAAGTACGTAAGGTTAGTAATGTTACGTCTATGCTTATGAGTAAGCCTAATCTTATTAAGTATGATGAGAAAGAGATTATTGGTCATTTAGAGTATTTAGTATCAGAAGTAATAGACTTCTATGCTATAATAAATCTATCATCTGCTAATATATATTATATTACTTCTAAGATGGAGAAAGATATGATAGAAACTATAACCAATTCAGTATCTGAAAGAATATCTCAGACTTTATTAGATGAATTATCATTAATATATAATAAAGATTTTGTTGGTAAATTCATTGGTGAATATATCTACCTTAAAGTATCTGAATTTGTGGTTATGTATAATACAGAAAATGGTGGATCTAAAATGAATGATAATAATACAAATGTATTATAGAAACAAAAAAATAATGAGTGGTAACTACCCCACTCATTACCGAACATCATTACTTAGTAGCGTACATAAGCAATGATCTCTTTAGGGTTATTAACCCTAATGCGGGAGTTCAACTCCTCCCACACCTCTTTTGTAGCAGATGCTAATTTAGCATCCTTTAACTCAAGAGGTTTGTAAGTAGGTTTCTTTGGGAGTAACCTACTTATGATACTCTGAGTATCGTTCATGTTATCACCTCCAATCTAGAAGTACGTGTTGGGCACTTCATATAAGATAGAGAGTATAATAGAAGTAGTTTTCCATTATACTCTCTAGGTGATAATATACAAATGAAAAATGGAACTTTTACATGGATACGGTATATTGTGAGAAATCACTTTATGTAAAAAATAATGAGTGGTAACTACC